CTCCCCTCTTTGGCGTCATTCAACGTCGCCAGAGAGGTCAGGATTGAACACCTGGGCCCTCTCGCTCCGTCTTCCATCTTCTTACCCTCGCTCCTGCTAGAGGGCGGATTCTGGAAGCCATCCCCAACTGAACCGTGGTGGTTCGTTGGGAACATCCTTCAACCACTGAGAACATGAAAGCGTCTCAGAAATATCATAGGGGCGACCAAGTCCATGTATTGGACAAGATCTTCCTTCTGATATCCTAGACACAGAACGGCCCTTGGAGGAGCCGACTGCTGATCTACGCCAAACGGATTCGTCCCTTTCGGGATTTATTCCGTAGTCGCAAAAAGCTTTCAAGTACGCTTCATTCTCAGCCTCGATGACCAGATCATCCTGTGCAGGACGAGCGCTGATACACCGGAACTCGTGAGATTGAAGCTCAGCATTCCAACGTCTCTTAAGGCCTATATGGCGTTTCAGAGGCGCATCCTTAGCAACACGGATAAATCCGAGTGCAGGGGATTTCGGTGATGTATAAGGGATGTCATATCCTTTCATACATCTTACCTTATGGATAGCTGATCTGAGAAACCGTGCTGTCTCTATAAAGCCGTTATAATATAATTGGCTTTCTAAAGATAGTAGAGATAGCACAACGTCTCGTGGTGAATTCCGATTCGGGACATACTTGAAGTATGCCGGAGTAATTTCCACGCCTTTGTAGGCATGAACTCCACACGACTCGCGGAAGCATGACCATCTATAGCTCTTTTCGGTATTAAATTTCATACCAAAAAGAGGTAGATAGTCATACAGGGCTTGAACGCATTCGGTTCTGACGATGATATCGTCGCCGTATACGTAAACCTCGCGAGTTAACTCGTATGGTAATTCGCTAAGAGACAATATGGCTTTGATCAATACAAAATGGACCAAAGCCATAACGGGGAAACACACAGCGCTGCCCATTGGTGCGAACTTCTCGCACGGTAACTCCTGCGGAAAGTTAATGTCATTTTTACCGAGGTCAATAACCTTAGTAGAAATGGCCATCAACGCTTCACGCATTTCCGGACAATTGTGAAAGAGATATCTCACAAGAGTTCTAGAAACGCGATCAGAAGCAGAAGACATATCCAATGTAGCATATCGGCTGTCTCCAGAAGCAGAAAGGGCTAAAGAGCCATTAATGCTTTGGTCGTCAAAATTGACGAATCCCTTTGTTAAGGGATGACTTTGGATGCGATCATACATCGCACCCTTGACAGCCTGCTGAATAAATTGTGTTTCCAACTCCTCTATGCAGATCCCCCTAGGTTTCCCATACGTTTTTGGGACGAATTTGAACCTAGAAGAAGGCGCGCTTACGCGCTTTAACGCTTTGAAGCGTAAAGATCCGGTCACAATATCCCAAGGATGACTGTAAAACCAGTCATGATATGGAAATATTGCGTCTAACTGTTCGTACAAAACATGCGGCCGGTAGCGCACATTTTTCCGTCTTGGCGTATTTGTTGATCCTGGACCCGGACGTGGAACGAATTTCTCCACGTCAAATTCCGGGTCCATTCCTTCGAAGATATTCGTGACATAGTCACGTGCCTTCAAAAGGATAGGATAACAAGGCTCAGAGAAGAAATCGAGATATCGTAACTCAATATCCTCCTCGACGAAGCTCCAGAGCTGCTTCTGAAGCGTACTTGGTTTGTACGGGCCTCTAAGCTTCTTAAAGGCATGACACAGTTGGTACAAACACTGTATCGCTGCAGTACAAACACGCTCATCATGGCACTCAGAAACCATAGCGAATAGCTGCCGTAGAAATACGGGGTGCTTTCCGCCTCTCACAACTCTAAAAGAGGGGTAAGATGGTTTACCGGTCTCGAGAAACAACAAAAAGTTGTTAAAGAGATCGGGAAGTGTCTTAGTTGCAAAACTAAGTCCTTCACTGATGTATCTGCGACGCAATGTTGCTACGTCACGTGAATAGTCAGCATGCCGATAATGAGAAAGACGTTGGTAAGAATCCTCAAGAATCTTAAGCAAAATCTCAAGGACCAATGGTCCTACAGACTTTGCAAATTCTGCGGGCTTTGCATGCCCAGAGGAGACTGAAGACGTTTGTCTTCGGCGTTTTGGCTTTTCAGGGTTGCCCATAGGGTTAGCCCTCCAGCCATAGAGCCTCTACATCCCTGTCATATTAAACGGGGAAACAACGTCGTTGCAAAGGTTAACATTGTGACGGCGTATCGCCATCAGGTGATGGTCGTTGCGCAACTTTTGCGTGTAAGTCTTTGATATTAGCATCGAGAATACGTGTAGTGTTCTTTACACGACACGTCTCAACAATAATATCATCCTTCTCATCCATACGTGACTCGATATATTCGAGTATACGAAAGATCAAAGGAGCGACTTTCAGCAAAATGTCAAGAATCTGCGGTAATCCCATCCACGCCTCCTTAGTGGTTAAACCACGCCGGAACGCATAGATTTGATGACGTTAGCTTCTTGAAGCGCATCCAACAGGACATTAACTTCCGGTTGGAGCTCAGTGTCGGTGAACAACTCGTGTGCCACCAACGTAAAGTTGATGGTGACAGGATACAGATCATCTGTTTCCGTGTCAGCTGCGGGATGCAGCCGAATTGTCCGCTGAAGTAGATTGCGGATCACTGAGGTTCGAATATCGTTTTTGACTGTAAATAGAGATTTTGCGGCCAAAGAGGCAGCAGACTCTATATAGTCACCTCCTCTGACTTTTTGGTCAGTGAGGGGACCACGATAGGCGAAAATACGACTGTTGGTTCCGTCGGTAAGTGTGACGGGATTCGAGAAGAGGCCCATATGGACTTTCCTTTCGGTTTATATCATATACGTTCTCGTGCTTTTCGCAGCACGTTTAGCGTCCCTGTGATAGGGAAAGGAAGTCAGAATGCCGTTAAACCCAACAACGCACCAAAGCCATAAGGTTACGAGCTTGACCTGCACTAGGTAAGCTCACCTTCGGGAGCACCAAACCTCGGTTTGGATTTCCCGTACGGCGATGGTACTGGGAGAAACTGTACCCCGTGAGGGGCAAGTTGGCTCCGGTCGTAAACTGACCGTTAACACCGAGCCAACAGATGAGAGGATCCTTACGTGTAAACCAACCTGCATTCCTCTGATAGAGGATGGACTCGCAATATTGCGTAGTTCGCAGGTCGACGTTTGGATCGTTCTCCATAGCATGAAGTGCGCCAGCTATGTCAATAATATAATCAAGGACAAAGCTCAGAGGTAATGCATTCCAGATTACCTCAGCACTGAGGTCTAGGCCCCAATATTTCCGCATAGCGGCAATAGCGGGACGTTTACGATAACTATAGAGATAACTCATAGTTGCCGTAAACTTCGCTTGGTGCTCACACCTGAACTCAAACATGGGTTCATAAGGTGGAGCGTACACATTCGAATAGTCTTTAAACAACATTTCGGATGCGTGGCGAACTTGCTCGCTTTTACCTTCTTCATCGAAGGCTTTCTGTGCGTCGACTGCTGTTTTCTGAGCCTGCGCCATGATAGTAATAACATCACGGTACGTAGGCTTAACAGCAAATTCGTTCGTCAGATACAAAGCAGCAAGACCTCTAGAGGTAGAATCAAATCCTCGAACGAGTCGGGCCACATCGCCAACCTTAGTAGGTTCGCGTAGGCCCATCTTGGATTTGGTTCTCTCTATGAATCCACGAAGGTTACTCGCTTCACTTGCCAAATCGCGGAAATTAATCCGCAAGACATGTTTAGCGATATCACGGAAATCTTTCAGCTCAAAAAGAAAGTTGAGCATAGATATCCGGCCTTCAAAACGTGGTTTCATATTCCTCCATGCGCGCGCCCTTGCAGAATCTGCAAGGGACCAGAGGGAAACTGCAGTCTGTTGTCCCGCGAGAACGAAATCGCGGGCGACTCCAGCATTGAACATTGGGCGGGTACAGTACGGAACGACTGAAACAATCGTTCCGGACAGATCCCCTAATGACTTACAAGTCAAAGTATATGGATACATATATCCATACATCTTTGTATTTGTGCAGTCATTATACAATGGTCGCTCCCTCTCAGAAGACTCGAACTCTTGGAATCCTTCGAAACCAAGAGACCAAAGGGAGAACGGCGAAATTGCCGCGGATTGCCCTTGAAGAAAGGCATTCCTTGCGAATTCTTCAGTTTTCACAAGGGGCTCTTTGAAAATATTAGTCGTAGAGCCACGCGTCAAACATAATTGCCGTCCCGTTTCGATGCCATAATCAATAGGCAAAGTCTTCTGTTTCTCCATACTACATTCTCCTGTAAAGTTGGGGTTTCTCGTTGTCGGCTCCCCCTACACCATGTAGGGGCTGGATCTGGTTCAGTTCCATCGCTCCCTTTTTACAAGTTTAGGAAATATGAAACAGAAAACTAACTGCTGTTTCGGTCATCGAAAGACAGACATTGCGTATCTTTTTCAGCCTTTTCACCT